TATATTAACAGACGTAATAAGAAACAAACAAGATGCTAAAGATATAGAAAAGGTTGTATTATTAATAGGAAATGATTTCTTAAATGCAGATAACTTACAAGGAACAACTGCAAGACATATGACACCACAAGACCAAGAAACTAATTGGTATGAAATGATAACAAGTGCAACAGAAATGTTAATAGATGGAATTGAAAAATTAAGATTTTTCTTTCCAAAGATTGAAGTTATTAATGTAAAAGGAAATCACGACGAAATGTCAATGTTTGGAATTATGCAAACATTAAATGCTTATTATAAAAATTCATTATCTGTAATAATAAATACAGATAGTAGATTTAGACAATACATAAGATATGGAACTAATTTAATAGGTCTTTCACACAATGAAAGAATACAAGATGTTCCAAAGATAATGGCAGCAGAAGCTGGAATAAATTGGGGAGAAACAAAATATCATTGTTTCTTACTTGGACATTTACACAAAAAACAATTACTAGAAGATGACTATGGTGTTGACATAAGAAGAATGCCATCTGTAACATCTGCGTCAGCTTGGACTGCTTCGCAAGGATATTGTGGAACTAATAAGATGAGTGAAACTTATGTCTTCGATAAGAATAAAGGTTTAGTAGAAGTAATTAACACAATAGTTGAATAAAAAAATTTTCCACACGCCATTTGGGCGTGAAGGACGCGCGGCGTCGCATAGCGACAGCCGTTTTTATATATTCGTGTAGCTCAGGTAGCAGAGCGCTAGTTTTGGGAACTAGAGGTCGTTGGAGCAAAGCCAGCCACGGATACCAATAAAAAATAAAAATAAGGAGGAATTTTCAAATGGTATATAGAAAATTACCTAAAGTTGTTGAGTGTTTTCGCCTAGGATATGATGAAATACCTAGATGGATGCAAGAACAAATAAGAGCAAATAACGTAAGCAATATTGATGCTTTCCTTGAAAATGTAAATGAAACAGTTAAGATAAAAACACTTGAAGGAGTAATGAATGCAGTACAAGGAGATTATATAATTAGAGGCGTAAAAGGAGAAATATATCCTTGTAAACCAGAAATATTTAAAGAAACATATGAATATGTTCCTCTAAGACATATTGTTGAAGGTGACGAATTAGCTGGAGTAACTATTTATTTAGATGAAGCTAATTATTTAGGAGAAGATGCAGGAGATATTATAGTCTTTGATGAAACTCACAAAATAATTAGTACAGCAAATGAAGATGGAACAGTTAAGAAAATATATTTATATGATAAAAATGGAGTAGAAGCAAATACAATAGTATTATATGAAGATGGAGAAAGAAAACTTAATAAGGTTATTATTCCAGAAACTTTTACTACAGTTACAAAAATTGATGATAAAAAAGTTGCCTATGAATTCCTTAGAATAGAAAGAGAAGATGAAGAAGTTTCTGAAGAAGAACCTTCTGAAGATTTAGGAGAAGAAAAGGAATAATATTTTTGAAAGGTGATTTTTGATATGATAACAATTTATAAGATAGTAAGTAAAGATACTAACAAAATACTTATTGGTTGTTCAAAGAAAAAGACGCCTGAAGAGTCATTAAGATATTGGATGAACAATTGTACAAAAAAAATTTATGCAGATTATGATATTGCTAAAGATGTTAAACAATATGGTAGAAAAGCTTTCTATATAGAAGTTATAACAACTGTACCAGATGAAGGTGCAAAGGAAATAGCAGATAACTACATAGATACTTATGATTGTTTAGAGCCAAATGGATATAATAGAGGTTATTTAGGAATTAGGAAATTAAATCCAGATTATTATAAGAATAGAGAACAAGAAAAAGAGAATGTTGTACTAAATTCAACAGATGAAGATTTATCTGTTGGAGACAGAGTTCTAATTGAAAGAGAAATGAAAAGTCTTTATGGATTAGATAATTTGGTAGAGCCTAGTTCAAATAACAATTATGCAACTCCAGAAATTATAAATGGATTAAGAATGTTGGCAGATGATTTAGAAAAATATGGAAATATAGATGTTTTATCTGTAATTCCTAAAAAGTTAGATTCTGAATTAAATCGTTATGGGAAAAATATTGAAAAGGTCTTAGAAACAAGAGCTTTAATTAACCCAGACAAAGAATATTCAATAGTTCCAGATGGAAATACTTTATGTATAAAGTGTGGAAGATATAGGTCAAAGGCTTTAGATTTCTATAGTCACATAGATGAAACAGCTACATTTGATGGACAAATTCATATATGTAAAGATTGTTTAGCAGATTATAGTGAACAAATTTATAGTACTTGTCAAAATCCATTATATACAATGATTTCTTTATGTCAATTGGCAAATATTGCATTTATTCAAAATGTAGCTGAAAAAGCAGCAAGCCAATGGACTTTAAATAAAGATAATCCTAGAGAAATTGGGAAATATTATTTCTCAGAATTAAAATTCGTTTGGATGAAACAAAAAGAAAATCCAAAAACAATATTGGAGTTCAGGAATAGTCATTTTGTTGGGGATATATTTAGTTTTGAAACATATCATCCTTCAATGCCAAAAGTATTTATAAAAGAATTAAATCAAGGTTTAGTTAAAGAAAAACTAAAAGATGAAAAAACTACTGCTGAAAATATGGAGCAAAAGTGGGGAAGGGGATTCTCTACAAAAGAATATGAAGCAATGGAAGAAGAATTTAATAAGTTAGAAAAATTCTTAAGTAAAAAGACAGATATCCATATTGAAGCACTAAAAAAATATATAATTTACAGTTCTAAGGAAAAAACTGCATTAGCAGAAGGAAAAGACCTTAAAGAAGTAAAAGAATGGAGTGCTTTAGCAGATAAAGCTGCTGAAAATGCTCAATTAAAAGTTAAACAGTTAACTGGTGATTTTGGAGATGGAGTTGATAGTTTTGCTCAATTAGCAGAAACTGTTGAAGAATATTATTCAGCAATTCCAACGTTACCAAAAGTTAGAAAAATGCCATATGATGATATGGACTTTTTAATTTGGCAGAATGTTAACTACATAAGAAGATTAGAGGGTAAACCAGAAGCTTCTTATGAAGATATATATAATTTCTACGATGAAGAATTGACAAAGAAAATGAGAGATGGCGGAATGACAGACGACCAAATTGCGAAAGCAAAAGATGAAAGAAATGCTGTATTCCAAGATTTATCAGATACTTATCAAGAACCTTTATGGTTGTTACCTACTATGGGGGACGATGAAGAGGAGGATGAAGAGGAGTAATGACAGAACAAGAGATTCAATTGAAATTAAAACAATGGAATCCTAATAACTTTGCTCCTAAAAGCCCACTAAGAAATCAAATATATTATGAACATTTTATAAGGAATAGTCATAAATATGCAGAATTAATTAGTTGGCTTAGGTTCTACCCTGATATATATTATGATATGATAAGACCTCAAGGAAAGAAAAATGCTTTAATATTTGATGACCATCAAAGAATGCAATTAAGAATATTAGCAAGATTTTCTGACCCTTATTTATGTATCCCTCGTCGGAACTGGTAAAACAATGCTTGATGTATTATATTTATATTTCTTGGCAATTTTTTATCCACGGAATACAATTAAGTATTACCTCTGGAACAAAAGAGCAGGCAGTTAATATTTGGGCAGATAAGCACAGAGAAGTTATAGGATTTTTTCCTAGTTTAAAAAAGGAAATAGTAAAACAATCATTTGCAAAAGATACTGCTGAAGTTATATTTAGAAATGGCTCAAGATGTACTTCATTACCTATAAATCAAGCATCTAAAGGACAGAGACGTCATAGAGGTAGTATAGAGGAAAGTAATATTATAAATCACGCAGACTATGAAGATATCGTAGCACCGATATTCGTAGTTCCAAGGCAAACTATGGGTGGAAAATCTGACCCAGAGGAACTAAACGGTCAAATTGCGCGATATACGACCTCTGGCTATCGTAACTCAGATGAATTTCAGGTTATAACGAAGACTGCTGAAAATATGACAAACTTAAAAGGCTCTTATTTATTTGGGGCAAACTGGATGTTACCATATAGATATGGAAGGTTAGCAAAAACTGGTGTAAATTCAGCAAGAGAAAAAGATGAAGTTGCCTTTAGAATGAATTATCTATGTGAATGGGTAGGTTCAACAGAAGGAGCTTTAGTAAGTGCAAATGACTTAATGGCTAGTAGAACATTAAAATTTAATGACATATTTAAAATAGCCGATATAAATAAAAAAGACCCAAGCACAGAATATGTAATGGCTGTGGACGTTGCAGGTACTGGTGAGAATACGACATCTATTGTAGTAGGAAGAATTATAAAACGTGAAAACAACACTTTAGATAAAGTGCAAGTTGTAAGTTGTAATACAATTCCTACATCTGGTGATTTCTCAGAAGATGCAATTTTCATAAAAAAGCTATTTTATGCTTATGGGGGAAGCCTAGATTTGCCTAAATCTAGGGTAAAAGCAATAGTAGTTGATGCCAACGCTATTGGACAAGGTTTAGTACAAGAGTTAATGGAAAATCACTTTGACCCAGAAACTAATACAAATCTCGGAAGCTT